GGATGATTCAGGCAAGAAGAATCCGATTCAGCAAATTGCATCGACAGTGAGTTATCTGGAAAGATATACCCTGTTTGCGATAACCGGACTTGCGCCGCAAGAGGACGACGACGGCGCGGGGGCAAACAAGCAACCCGCCAAAGTAGACCCGCCCAACGATGCAGAGCAGGAATGTATCGACGCAATCTGTGCGCTAATCATTCCCCCACAGGGAAAAAGGGTGGACAAAAAGAAAATTGCGTCGATTTACTACGAGCATCACCAGTCTTACCCGTGCGATATTACACTTGCGGCTGGCTGTGCGCAATGGTATTCAAAGGCCGACCGTCCCGAAATCTACATCCCCGACAAGCGCAGCACCTTTGAAAAAGAACAAGGGCTCCCCGGCGACGAGGACAGCCAGCCGGATCACCTCGATCACCCCGAATCGCCGAAAGAATTCCGTTACCATTGCCGGGACTGCGAGCGGGAATTCGACGAACTCAACAAAGATGACAAGTGCCCCGGATGTTTCAGCTTCAAGATCAATGACAGGCAGAAGAAAAAGTAATGTTGTGGGCCGTCCACGGGGCGATGTAATTTAGTGGGCGGCTCAGTTTTGGAGAGATAATGGCAAAGAAGAAAAAGAGACCTGAGATACCCCAGTGCGAAACTTGTTTCCGTCGCAACTTTGACGATGAAGATATCGCATACTGCGGATTAAGTGGAAACGATTGCCCCAGGGTACTCAAGGTGGCTTGCGTAAACCATAGAATCACAGATGATTCTGTTAAGAGGCCGGGATAATGCCAACCTACCAAATAAAACTAATTGACAACAAGCCGACATTCAGCAAAGACGGCGCACCTGTCCACCTCAAGGACTTACTGGCTTCGATGCAGCATGGAGGGGCTGTTAAGGTTTTGACGCCCTTAGAGTCGCACACAGACCGCCAGAGGCGATGGTACAAGGGCGTATGCCTGACAGGTCTATCAGATTGGAGTGGGGACACGAAGGATGAGTGGGATTTGCGACTGAAAGCCGAGTGCAACGGGAATGAGTTGCTAAAAAAAGAGTCGATTCTTTACGCAGACGGGCAAATCTGCACACGCCTAACAATAATCGATGTTGGAAAACGTAAAATGACACAGTTCATTGAGAATATTTTGTCATTGGCAATCACAAAGGACTGGCCTGTCACGCCGCCAGACCCGGAATTAAGGAGCAAGAAATGAGCTTAAAAGAGCAGTTAGCAGACGAACAGGAATGTATCGCCCATCACCAGAAGGCAATCAATGCCGCAGTGGGACGGCGTGATAAAGTTCGGGCCCAGATAGCCGAAGCCGAGAAGCCGAAGCTGCGGCATGGCCAGACCGGTATGTACACATTTGGGGATTGCGATCCTGTGCCTGCAATGTACATCGATACGCTCGAACACCCTGATACAATGATGTACGGCAGCGAAACGGCTGAGGGCGCATTGTATGCAACTTCCCCGCTCGAAGTAGGTTCTTTTGTGGCAATGGGTCATATCGACGACCTCAAAGCCTTGCAGGAACCGTTGGAGAGGTTTGATGAACGAAACGACAACCGAACGATTTCAGTGATGTCAACGCACGGTAAATACTGCAATGTGAAGGTGCAGGAATCAGACGACGCGGAGCCTCAAGCAATACGCTTGTCAGCAGGAAAGGCCAGGGCGCTGAGTTTGGCTATCCGCCGGATGTTGGCAACGCAACAAAGGGCTGCCAGTCATAATGAATCTTAATCTATTACAACTTGACGCCTGTTGTATTCACGCGCCCCGATGCCCGAAATGCGGCAGCGCAGGTAAAGTGACCAAGAACACAACTGGACAGGGTAGAATGTTGGAGTGTAAATGTGGCTGTTCATATCGGGTAACAGCTACTTATTGTATAACGGAGGAATCTTTTTCAGACCCCGATATCTGGTAGACTGCCCGTCGCGTCAAGGGCTTTTGACCGGGCGCAGGCGTGGCGGGTAATTTGAAACTAACCTTATTTTTGGAGAAGTATTATGAAGGAACAGGGAATTTACAAAGTAGTAGCAACAGAGTCCGAAATAATCAAAGACGAACTCGGCCAAGTCGAGAGCCGCAAGAAACGTGTCATCTTCAAAGATGATGCCATGCCCGCCTTTGACGAGAAAAATGCCATAATCAAGACCGCCATCGCCGCCAGCAAGGTCAAGGGCGAAAAGGCTATCAAGGACATCGATGAAGTGGAGGTAACAGCCAAACCCTTTTGAGGGTAAGGGTACGGCGACCCGCTTGAAGCAGTGCGTTCCCACTGCATGGGTGCCGACGGCGGATTGCCCTGATTATACACCCAAGAGATACAAAGACCCGCCCCCGGCTGGGACGAAACCCGATCCTGATTACGTGCCGAAGGTGGGAGAATGGTTCTGGTGGCAATGCGTAGATGAATGGATTCTTTATTACCGTGCTGAAACGACATTCGGATTGACGAAGAAGCAGGTATCGCATAAGTTACGGTTGACTAAGGAAGACATACGCAGAGACAAATGCCTCCCTGCAACAGAACCTGATTAAAGCCCCGGTAGCTTAACCGGTAAAGCCCTGACCTTGTAAGTCAGTAATAGCAGTTCAAATCTGCTTCGGGGCTATTTTTATCTTGAATAGGAGAATTGAAAGATGGACTATGCAAAGGTTATGATGGGAGAACACGCCCTGTCGTTACCATTCAATTTCGTGCGGCAAAAGGCGGATGAACAACGCGGCCTTATATTAGGGCAAGAGACTGGTTGTGCTTTGGCGTTTGGCTCTGATATGACCCACGTGCTTGTTATGGGTGATATGGTATTCAGGCCCCACCTTGCCATTGAAAGTAATCATTGCGAAGGGATGGGGGCGGCGGCTATCATAACATCTTCATCGTTTGCGGACGTTGACGAGTGGATTCGCCATGGTAATATATTGCTTAATCATTATGTATCTCCGAATGCGCAAAGGATTAACCCATGACAAAACGATACCGATGGACAGTATTAATAATCTTTGCCTGCTTGCTGATTTGGAGCAGTGCAATCAAAGGTATAATCTGCACATTCACACACACTCCTCTGGCCGGTGAGGGTCACTCCTCCTCCGAACAAGGTTGTATTTCTCCCTCCTACGACCCCCCGGCCATTATTTTCATCGACGCAGACGGTACTCACCTGGACGCCAAAGAAACCCAGACCATGCTCGACGAAAAAGACTACCGGGACAAAGACGGCAACAGGCTCAAGATTAACGGGGCGTGGGGGACTAAGACTATCTATGCGGTGAATCGGTATATCGGAGATTGCCATGGTAATTCTGTTATGAGTTTATTTGAGGTGAAATGATGGGTAACAGATTTAGAGAATTTCAATGCGTACTGTTCGGGCATGACTGGTCTGAGCATGGCAAAACAACTTGCCAAATACACAACCAAGATTTTAATGTTCACAAGATATGCGGTCATTGTGGGTTACAGCGAAATATCGGCAAGCGATTTTGCTCTCCTTGCATGGATAGCTTTAGCAAGGAGTCCCCCTAATGAATAAACCCATGGCAGACCAGTGGGGCTAAGTAATGTTGAATTTCCCCTTGACAAGACAAAGGAGCATGAAATGAAACATCCGACACTACAACAAGTTCGGGACCGGATTGGCTTTAAGGGATTCAAACACACAGACGCATTTCTGTTCTGGTCATATTGGGATAGTCGCGGCTGGAAGCGCGGCGGGCAGCCTATGGTGAAATGGAAAAGTGCATTGGCCGGCTGGAATTACAGGAACAAGAAGGAGGCTGGCAGTAAGACAAAAGGCCCGATTCTGTGCAAAAACTGCGGTGCGCCGTCTATAGGGATGCGGGAGAACAAGGCTTATTGCAATAAATTGGAGTGTAGAGCGGCTGCGGGGCAGGTATCTTCACAATTTTTACTGAAATCGAAACAAATCACTTGACTTTTGGCTGAGGTAGTGTAGAATATATGCTGATTAAGGAATATAGCATGACCCTCACAGTGAGAAAACAGATTATAACCACCTCGACAGGCTTTCGTGAGGGTCAGCCTACGAGGTGGTTTTTTCTTGCGCGGAGGTGGGGATGAATAAAGGAATGTTCACGTCCAAAACAGATGAATGGTCAACGCCACAAGATTTGTTTGACGAACTTGATGCAGAGTTTCATTTCAATTTAGACCCGTGCTGTACCGTCAAAAACGCCAAATGTCGATATACCTACACGAAAGACGAGGACGGTCTGGCACATTCATGGGGCGATTATCGTGTATTTATGAATCCTCCCTACGGTAGAGAAATCGGCAAATGGATGAAACATGCGTATGGGTGTGACGCAGAGATTGTCGTCTGCCTTGTCCCCGCCCGTACAGATACTGCATGGTGGCACGACTACGCAATGGAAGGTGAGGTAAGGTTTATTCGTGGGAGATTAAAGTTTGGCGGATCTAAAAACTCTGCCCCCTTCCCGTCTGCGATTGTGATATTTCGTTAGACAACTAATTCAGAGTCCAGCCTATGCTTAACTTAGCTGACATACTCGATACCGTGATTTGCGGGGTGGGATGGTAGGCGTAGACGATTACATTAGAACTGTCACGGAAGTCACAGAATGGAACAGGCAGGTGATTGCTCGCAGGGAAAGGAAGAAGAAAAATGATACCAGTAAATCAGATAGGCCGGTACAGAACGTGTTTTCACAGAATGCTGAACGAGAGAGTCAAGCCATACATCCGCAAAACAAAGAAGCAACAGGAAGTTCTGCACCCGCGTAAGCATTACATCGTTATGATCGAAGGGCGTATATGGCTTATTTGGTACAGTAATTACAAAAAGGAAGGTTCGGTGATAGGAGAGATTAGCTACCCCCAGAAGATGGGCAAGACTGCTTATACGGCAAAAGAATGGGATGGGATAGTGGCTGAGTACATACCGATAGCCGAGCGAGTGATTGAGGGTATGGAATAGGACGAAAGAGATAAATTTGCTTTATTTGAGAATACCCATTGACATGATTAAACGACTATGTTATAATGCAGGGCGAAATGGATAAACCGTCGAACAACCTGATTAGTAGTTCAAAACCCCTTAGCAGGGCAAATTTGACGGTTTGTCCTCCTGTTTTGGGGTTTTTTCTTGCGCGGAGGTGGGGATGAAGATTCTGGTTGCTTGCGAATTCTCAGGGCGGGTGCGTGACGCTTTTATCAAGCGGGGGCATGAAGCTATGTCCTGCGACTTGCTACCCACCGAATCACCAGGGCCTCATTATCAGGGCGATATCTTTGATGTTACGGGCGACGCATGGGACTTAATGATCGCATTTCCGCCTTGTACCTATTTATGCAGGCAGGGGCAGCGGTGGATCGGCCACCCGAAGCATCCGAACCGACTCGCCAAACAAAGGAAAGCTATCGACTTTTTTCTGTCATTAACAGAAGCCCCGATAGATAAGATTGCTGTTGAGAATCCTGTAGGTGTATTAAACACAAGATTCCGCAAGCCCGACCAAATCATACAGCCGTGGCAGTTCGGGCATGATTATTCAAAAAAGACGTGCTTGTGGACTAAGAATTTACCGCAACTGCGGCCTACAAAAATAGTGCAGGTCACATATATCACTACCCCCAAGGGCAAAAGGTTTACGCGGGGATGGTACGAAATGCCTCGCGAGAGCCGAAACAGGAGCATAACTTTCCCTGGCATAGCCGACGCAATGGCAGAGCAGTGGGGATAAACTTGCTTTATTCAATGAGTAAAATAGTGAGAAAAAGTCTAAAGGCTAATAAGATGGAAAGTGGACAATAGATTCAGAGTGTTATCCCACATGATGACGTTGAGTGCGTAGGGACGAAAGAGTTGTTTCCGTGGTTCTTGTTCTGTGTTAGACCCCCCGATACAGACTATCGCCATTGCGATATGGGAGTATTTGGTGCGTTCCTACCCGCTACCACGTTAAAAAAAGGCGATTAAACAGTGAAAGAAACGCGCTGGGATACATACTCGTCCGAACTCCGTAAGCAGGAGTTTACAATCTTCCCCGATTCGTCGGGGGGAAAGCGCCTGAACCGACAACCGAAGCACAAGGGAAGTAATGTACTACAGAGTTAAACAAGGCCGTTGCCAGCATCCTAAATGTAAGCGTAAAGGCAAAAAGGCTACGGCGAAATGGAACATCAATGGTATTCTACGTTGCCATAGATGTGCTAATGCATGGTTTAGTCATGGCGAGGTATCGAAGCCAGAGGACAAAAGGGGGTTGGCAGTAAAACGTGCGAAACAATTGAGAGAAAATGCAACGGAGTCGGAATTAGTGTTCAAGTATAAACTGGACAAAACCGAATGGCAATTCAAATTTCAGAAGATTTTCGCTCGAAAAAACATGTTTGCCATTGTTGATTTTTATATTCCTCACAAGAAACTTTGTATTGAAATTGATGGCGGATATCACAATAAGCGGGAACAGAAAAGGAAAGATAATTGGCGGGATAGCTGGTTGAGAAAACGACGCGGAGTAACTGTTATGCGGTTGACGAATGAGGATGCGACGGAAATGTCAGTTGACTCGATTAACAGAATGATCGAAGAAGCATAGTAGGACTAAAAAAGGTAGACATGAATTTGTTGAAGGAAATTTTACTTTTTACTTGACTTCCGGCTGAAAAAAGGTAAGATGAATATATGGACGTAAGATCGAAACATTCTTGTGCTAACAACCTCGCGGGCAATTCTTCGGTCTTGCGTCCAAACCGTGAGGTTTTTTTATGTCCCCGTAGCTCAGTTGGTTAGAGCAGTGGTCCAACATTATCACCGTGTCGCAGGTTCGAGTCCTGCCGGGGACTTAGGCGAAAGCCAACAAAAAGTCCAGCGAACGCGGGCAGGCCCTTAATCGGTGTACGGCTGAATCCGGAACAGCGTGGCGAACTATGCGTGACAGCCGGGAGAGTACCGGCATTAAAAAGGAAATACGAGAAGCGGCGGCGAAAGCCGAGAGCATGGCCTGATTGTGCAGGACAAAATAACTCTACAGGGTACAGGGAGAATCTCTCCTGCCCGCTTCTCGTATATTTGACAATATAATAATGGGCAGTAAGGTAAGCAGTAAGTCTACCCAGTTGTGTTCCGGACACGCTGCGCTAATGCAACTTGCCTGCCTGCCCACCTTTTTTAACTCACAGGAGGCTGTAAAATGAAAGAATACAATCCAAAGATAGAAGATGGTTGGCGGATAACAGGTTGTCCTGTACATTTAGGCTCACCAGGTTTTTGCGGCGCAACTCCAGGTCTTTTATGTCCAACAGAAACAGAGACTCCTGCCATCCCCCCCAAATGCCCTGCCCGTAGTGAAGGGTTTTTGACTAAAGTGATCGACTCTAATTCTATGGGAGGACATAACAATGGGAACTAACTATTACATAGAACCACAGGAACCGTGCCCGCATTGCAAAAGAGGCTATCCCGAAGTACATATAGGTAAATCATCAGCGGGGTGGGTGTTTTCTCTGCATGTAGACGACGAGTTAGATTCATGGGACAAGTGGTTGGAATTTCTGGAAGGCAAGGTGATTAGGAATGAATACGGCAACGCGATACCGCTGGCTAATTTTATAAAAACCGTTACTTGCCGCAAGCATATACACGGCCTGAGCAGGAATGATATCGACGGTTCGCATTGTGTCGGTCACGGCGAAGGGACTTATGACTATATTGCAGGTGATTTTAGTTAAAAGTGAAAGAATGAAAGGTTGAAAGCAGAATGAGCACAAAAATACCATGGGCGGATGAAAGCTGGAATGTGATTGTGGGATGCTCAAAGGTTTCGGCGGGGTGCCAGAATTGCTATGCTGAGAGAATGGCGCGAAGGCAGGCGGCAATGGGCAATACGAATTATCGTTGGGTTACAAGCAATGGTAAGTGGGCGGGCAAAACAACTTTTGTCGAATCCGCTCTCGAAAAACCCTTCCACTGGCGCAATCCCCGCACAATCTTTGTCGTTTCGATGGGTGATTTGTTCCATGAGACTGTGCCGTTCGAGTGGATTGAAAAAGTAATGGGCGTGATAGAACAATGCCCACAACACTTTTTCTATATGTTAACCAAAAGGCCACATATTATGGCTGAGTATTTCAATGGGTTGGGAAAAAGCTATGAGTTGTCATGTTGCCCTAATCTTTGTCTGGGCGTAACGGTGGAGAACCAGAAGGCCGCCGCCGAGCGGATACCGATTCTATTGAAGATACCTGCGGCGCAAAGGTTTATTAGTTTCGAGCCATTGCTGGAAGCTCTTACATTATGGCCTCTCGATATAAGAGGCATTTCCGTGGGGTTCATCGGGTGCGAATCTGGCCCCGGCGCAAGACTCTGCAAACAAGACGCCATCTTGGATTTACGCTATCAGTTATCAAATGCCAACGTCAAAGTCGGCATAAAACAAATACCCCTCAATGGCAAGTGCAGCAAGTTCGAGAACAGGGACCAGTGGCCGGAAGATTTAAGAGTGTGGGAGATTGAGCATGAGCAGTCCTAAGTTTAGAATAATGAAAGACGGCAAGATTGTCGGTACGCTGATTTTCAAGGGAGCATTGGCGCAATACAGTTTTGACGACGCAGACGATCATCCAAAATTGCCTGATGGAATAGGCCCGGACTTATGGTGCGAAAGGTGTACCCTTGTACCCTATGTCTGCCCCGACAAGCACGGGAAGGCTATGTTTGTCGGCGACCCTGTAAAACACCGCCACGCAACAGGTACGCTTGTGGCGGATATGGTTAGCGGTATCGGCATCAAAGTACATGAGAACTTAACTATTGCCCTCACACCATTGCAATCTGAAAGTATCGAACTGATCGAAGGGGAAGATAATGGCTGAAATGACAGTAACTGAACAATCAGTGATAGATGCAATGGATACAGAGTTTGACGGGGTGGATAAGTTTGATATAGTCCAAGAGTTACTTGGGCTTCGTACCCGTCTCACTGCCGCCGACAAGGAAATCGCAGACAAAGACAAGCGGATAGCGGAGTTGGAGGGAGGTGTTGAAGCTTTCGAGCTTACAGTTCGTGCTATGGGTAATAAGATACTCGCTATCAGTCACAACGAAGACGTTGACGTTAGTAAGTTGGTTGGTATGTTTATTCCACTGAGATATGACATGCGTAAACTCTTGGAGGCCCCAAAATGAGAACAGCCCAAGAATGGTTAGCCCTGTCCGAATCGGAGCAGGCGGTGGAATTGGCGGAGGTGCTTGTTGAGAAACCGTGGAAGCATAGTATGTCGTATGTGAAGTATTCCGGTTATTGTCCTAAATGTAGGAGGAAATTTACGGCAAAGGAAAAAATGACACTAAAACACTACCCCTGCCCCGTCCCCGACCCCATAGATATCCATGATTGGAATGTGGCTATGGAGTGGAGGGATAAAATTATAGTAAACATCAAAACCGATGACGATAGGGATAAGTGGGATGATATGCTGCATAAAGTGTTTGATGCCGCAGGTGGACGGGCAACAGGGCTCGATAAGGATATATGGTTTGTTGATTACGCCCAACCCATCCACTACCTTATCGCCGCTGCAATGGCAAAGGAAGGATTGAAGAAATGATAGCGGAATGTCACCCCATCGCGGGATTGATTATGATGATTGTAGCGGCTGGAATGTTTTTGTGTCTATGCACTGCTGGTTCTGGGAGCAGATAAATGCGAAAACTCGTCCTAATCCTGATCCTGTTCATAGCAGGCTGTGAGACATACCGCGATAGGCTCGTACAGGATAATTACAATCAGGCTTTGATCGAATGGAAGGAAGCCCATCCGTTCGATGCGGACTGGTATAAAACTGACCCTAATGAAAAGGAGATAGCAATGACCGAGACAGAACAGAAACTACAAGAAGAATGTAAAGCGGACAACGAGTTGCATGATGCGTATATTGAATCTAATTACGGATCATCTTATGGTCCTCGCCGCACATACCGTTGGGAAGTTAGGGGTGGCGAGAAAGTGTTGGTGGAGCAATGATGCCGATAGATAGAAACAAATTAAAAGCGATTCCCATACAAAAATGTGGGAGACGAGGAGGCGGAAAAATGCGTGATATTTGTTTTAGAGCGTGGGACGAAGATTGCGAAGTGATGTACTATTCAGACGGGGAGAATGAGGATTGCATTTTCGGTTTCAACAAAGGTTCTGTTGTTGCGTGGTTACGAGAAACAGAAGCAGCAACATTAGATGAACCAGAGTATCAGTATAGCAAACCTGTTGACGTGGAACAATACACCGGCCTCCGCGACAGCAAGCGAACCGAAGAATTCCCGGAGGGGCAGAAGATATGGGATGGGGACTTGTACAGGGATAAGCATGGTACAATTTTCAAGGTACAAATGAAATGTGACGGATGGGGCCTGTTCCCTGTAAAGAAGGATGCACCAGTCAGGAGCCTGTATTGGTGGAATGTATGTATCCATGATGCAGGTGAAGTCATCGGTTCAATCCACACCCACCCAGAACTCTTAGAGGTAAAAGAATGAAACGATACTTGATAATAATCTTCTTATTGTGCTTTATGACAACCGATACCACTCATTCTACCATTCCGGCAGAAATTCAGCTCAACTGGATGGAACCAAAGCAGGGTTATGGTAGTCCGTTATGGGACCTTACTGACTACGGCGAACTTGCTGCTCAATATCAGGGTAGGCGCATAGGTCAACTTTATCGGGGCATGGCTATTGGTGACCCGGAGGCGTTGGAATGGTTTCTTGAAGCGTGCGGAAAGCGAGGGTGGTTCTATATTGGCAAATACAAACTAACCGGTGAGCGAACCGAAAAACTTACTTATGAATTTATACCGGGAGTTGGTCGATGTGTCACCGGTTGCGTAGTAACCTGGAAGACAACTTCGACTTTTGCACCGATACCATACCGAAGGGTTCGACAACCTGTGGAAGTCGAACCGAACCCGCCGCCAATTCAATTTGTAGTGGACCCCAACTCGGTTGTCTACGACCCGAACGATGACCCGAACGATGACCCGGCATTGAAAATGTTACACGAAATTATGAAAGGAAAACCATGAGAACATTAGCACTAATTGCACTCCTGCTCCTGTCGGGCTGTGTACGAATCAAAACGCCGGACTGGGAATATATCCGCTTCGGCGACCAGAAAATCGGTACTCTTGAGATAGAGAATACAACGCTCGGCAAGATTAAGATAGTCGGTCAGGAGAGCAAAGGTTCTATCCCTGTCGAGTTGACTGTTGGCGGTGTAAGGTTGAGGGGTAGTGTTACGGAGGTGGGAGAATGAGTGCAACACGAAAAATTGCTGTAATAATATACCTCGTCTTTTTGCTGCTTGGAATCCGGGCGGCATATGATGGCGACTGGGTTGTGGCAATGTTCTGGGCGATTATCTGCGCCTCTGAAAATATAGCTGTATCGATTGATTATGCGACTTGGAAGAAAAAGGAGAAAGAGGTGGGGGAATGAGCGATAAACCGACGGCAACATGGGGCGTGTGCTTGTGGGTGAAATGCCCGCACTGCAAAGAGGGGGTGGACTTACTGGACGCCCCAGATTTTTGGGATGGTAGAAACAGCGACACGTTCGACGCAGATGAACTTACTGAATGCTGCCCGAAGTGCGGCGAAGAAATAACCTGCACAGTAGTATATTGAAAGTGAAAGTCGAAATAAATGGAACGTATGGGATTCGAGCAAGATAGGCGAATCGTAAAAGTCATGGGCAACCGTCCCTGCATTGAGTTCGTTGGCGGCAAAGAATGGCATTTCGATTCTCAACTCGAATACAAGTGGGCGCAATACCTTGAATTCCTGAAACAAGCGGAAGAGATACGTGACTGGGATTTTCACTGTTGGCCCGAACCGTTCTATTTTATTGGTGTCAAGAAAGCCCCCGTCCAATACACGCCGGATTTTCTGGTTACTGAAAACGACGGAACCGAAGTCATCCAAGAACTAAAAGGCCACCACGACGGCCCGACAAATAGCAAGCTCGCACGTATGGCGGAATACTATCCCGACAAGATTATGGAACTCGTCCTACAACGAATCCCCAAAAAGGGCAAGGGTGCGAACCGTCGCAGGATAGCCGCAAAGTACACTCGCCGCATAATCGATGCCAGTGTGATTTTCCGGCAGATGGGAGCATTGATTAAATGAAAGAAGTTACTGAACTGTATTGTCATGCCTGTAACGGTTATTTCAAGGTTGAATTCGATTTAGAACTTAGCGGCAACCATGTTGTGGCGTGCCCAAAATGCAAACATGAACATTGTCGCGTAATCCAAGGCGGCAAGGTAACAGGTGACAGGTGGGGGCAGAGGAACGGGCAAACATATAATTATGCTCCATCCATGACAACATATACGGCTACGGCCTCCACCGATTCATCATCTGCGGGCAGTTGGTGTCTTGCGGATAGTTGGAACAACAGCACGTCTACTTTTATTACATACACGACGGCATAAAACTTCTTGACATTCCCCGTTAAACCTGTTATGATACTAATATGACTTACGATGAAATATATCAGGCTGTCCGTGCTTACATGGACGCAAACGGCACAACCCTCCAACAATTAGCCTCCGTCACCCCTACGCAGGCTATCTCCCTGTTAGGGCTCACAGGAGACGATGTGGGGCGTCTAAACCGTGGATGGGATGCTTTACGCACCCGGATCAAGCGAGAGCTTAGAAGCGAAGCGGAGGCCCAAGAGCTTACCGACCTGAAAGACTTCGCTAAAGCGTGGGTTTGGAACAAATGGCCCGATGCTCAATTCGGGAGAAGTGGCAGAGAGATCACTATCTATCTTGACGGGGGGCAGGAATGAGCATTTTAACTGCCGATACGGTATCTTTCATCTGGAACGCTGGCGGAAGTTCCCTTAATGCAAACGGAGCGGGGGCTACTCAGGCTGCATGGGATGCCGGTAGTCCGTCCGATTTTATAGGCTCTGATGGTGAAGCCATATCCGCCGCCGACACACACAACGGCTCACAAACAGCCTGCACAGTTACAACTTCCGGTGGCGGTCATCCTCTTATTACAAAGGCCAACGGCTTTACAAATGTTGTGTCAGGCACCATAGCATTTGTTGTTTTTGATGCAATTTATGATACGGGGTATTACATTGCGACTGCTGTTAATGCCAACAGTATCGAATTGGGTGATATTGCGTACAGTGCGGATACGACCTGTGATATATATGTTGGCGGGGCTGCCCTTAATCTCTCTGCTGTTACTGGCGATATAGGGGATGCAAGCACACAAAATAGAAGATTTTTTATCCGGGGCGACGAGCAGTTATCGGGAGACCAAAGTATTTCCAATGGTGGTTCAGCGTCTACACTGCTCTCCATTTACGGTGTTGACGCAAGTTGGGCGAGAATAACCCCAACCCGAACCACGCCCACAGGAGGAAGCAACGCTGACGGGCCGCTTGACACAAGTGTACTATCGAAAATCAGTTGGTCAGGGGGAACCAACCAGATTGATGTTGCCGCTGACTATATTTATTTTGACGGCTTATGGATAACAGGTAGTCATACGGCTCATCTATTCGGTTCATCCTCATCTGATTTTATAACGATAACTAACTCAGTCATTGCAAATGCCGGAAACGGTGCGGGTAGTTTTGCTGTACGGTTAGATAATGACAATGCAATGTTTAATTGTGATTTTATTTGTACAGGCGCTACTGCGGCTATGGGAGCAGTGTTTTGTGACTCGATAAATTATATAGGACATTGTAGAATATCCGTTGCCAGCAGTAGTGCAACTTCCAGAGGGATTAATATTCAGGCTGGTTGTGTATTAAACTGCCTCTTCTTCGATCTTTCAGGGATTGGCGTTCTTTGGTCCACCGCTGCACCCAATGGATTCAGTGTGCATGAATGCACTTTTGAGAATGTTCTGACTTGCATACAATCACCAAATGCTGATATAGCTGACATACTGCGAATCACAGGTAACATTGCCCAGAACTGCACGAACTTCTATGAGAATTTAGGAGCAACTGACCAGAGTCTTCTCGCCACGTATAATAATCTCAACACCATAACTACAATGTACCCAGCCGACGCAATAGGTGATTTCTCCGGCAGTCCGAAGGTTGGTTTTCAGGATGTGACCGGCGACCCGCTGTTTGTCTCACTGGCAAACGAAGATTATGACCTACAGGCAACAAGTCCATCTAAAAATACAAGCCCATTCAAAGGCGATAGAGGCGCAATGGCAAGTGCTGAGTCTGGCGGTGGTGCTACGCAACTTGTCAACGGCGGATTGATTAGTTAATTCAGGGCTGATCGGGGGCAGGTTGATAGCTTAGAGCCTGCCAATCACAACTATCTCAAACCTGCTTGTTCCGGTTATTGTTATCGTATCCGCAGAACCCTCTGTAAGCTGCAAATCACCCGGACTCATGTTGAAGTCGTGGGTATGCTGTGGATTGATCGTGACACCGCTTGCAGACGAAACGATTGGGATATCGGTAGCACCGCCCAGTGCATTGATTGCGGATGTTGTCGATAAGTTCCTGATGCGCAGAAACGACACGGCGCTCATTGTCATCTTATCGCCAAGAACATCGAGCAGTCCGCCGTGTAAATCTATAACCTTCGATGTCGCTACGTTGGTTGCGCTCGTATAAATACGGGTGGCCGAATCGAATGATATATTAGCCGTATCCTTATACGGACCTGATGCCGTTACTAACGATCTCGCACACGTCAGGTTAGCTGTTAAATTTGTACTTATTGCCGCTGTCAGTCCCATTTTATCGCTCCCATTTCTTTAGAGGGCAAGTGTTTTCTTCTGCCCGCGCCTTTGCCGGTATTGCACATTTGCATATCGAGCAGAATAATATTTTCCACATCCAGTAATTCTTTTCGCATTTCTGGCAAGTCCTTACCCTGCTGTCTGTGAATTCATACTTCTTGCCTTTTGCAAGGTTTGTATAACCTTGCGCTATGTTCTTGGCTGTCTTACTAACCATTCTTATCTTGTCGCCACAACAACCCATTATTATATCTCAAGCCAATCCGTCGGGTTTGTTGCAGGATGGCCACCGCCAAGGACATCATTTCTTGCCATAAAGCAATCCCCATTTACCGCGTCAATCACAAAATCATGCGCGAAATATTGAACTTCACCGTCCCATTCGGGAGCGCTATCGCATGGATCGCCAACATATATCTTTGCTGTTCCACCAGAGACACCTTGGAAAACTTCAAACGCCGGACAAAGATCGCTGATGCAAGCGAAATTGTTAGTTGCCGCCTCGTCCGTATCTCCACATGTCTCTCCGCCCAAATATATAGCAGAACCAGTAAAGATTCTATGGTCTGCGTTTGGGGTATCAGTTGACTTGACGACATAGACAATCACAACAAAGCCTCCAACAACTAAACAGACCTGCACCCTTAACCTGTTGTATACAGTTGTAAAGTCTGCCGGGCCGGAGCACCCTGTCGAAAGCCATATTTCCCTTGTGCCGTAAGTTCCTTCGTAATCGTCATACTGCGAGTTCCTATTGAAGTTGGTCATAAACGCACAACCCTCTTGGCTGCAACTGTTAAATATGCCCGGTTCACCGCCGCTATCAATACCAGTCAGCCAAAATATGCCTTCCAACCCCGCCGCAAAGCCTGTGCCCTTTCCGCTACGTGTATCCGCAACACAATTTTGTAATGGCCCTTTGTAATCAGTGCAAACGCAATCCTCAAAGCCAGCAAGAGTTACCCATATATCGGAAGGGCCCGTACTACCACAATCTGCGCCACACGATTGATCGTGGGTTATACATTCGCCACAGCAGGCTTTGTATACCAAGGCGTTCGGTGCGTCCCACAATACTGCAAGATTGGATGTGTCCCATCCGACTCGTACCATCAACAATCCTTAGTGGCTTGGAACGGGTAAAATGGCCGCCACGTTCCGTTATTATCCCATATCGTTAACCGCGAACCATCCTCCAATCGGGTGATAGCAGCGTTAAGATTCGACCCGCCAACAACCTCACATTCTACTACGACACGCGGACCCGGAACTACGCCGACCGCACTGTCGGTATCGATGAAGCAGGTAATGGACGAACCAGCCGGGGCATCGTCAATCGGGAAAGCATTGCGGGGCCGGGACGAAGTAGCACCACTACCCTGTATTGTAACGCCGTTAGGATGGTTGTGAACGGTAATCCCGCCGTCACCGCGCATATTCATAAGCATATTAACAGATCGGACAAGGGCGTTGTAATCCGTCTGAGATGGCTGCTGATCGCCTCTCAACTCCCTGTGCATTCTCATGCCCGCACCCCTCCCTGTCCCTGACCGGACGGCTCATTAGTCATGCCTTCAAACAGCGTTGCGAAATCTAACACGGGATACTGTCGCTGTGTGATATTATATGGAGCATTCCACGGCCATCTTACATTGTAAGTGAACTCAAAATTATATTCCCATGAGCTAAACTCAGCCCTGCGATACGGACATGCAGTGAACAGCCATCGCCCTGTATCCTCGATAGGGTTAGTATCACTGCCGTCAATTTGGTGTATGCTTGCTGCATTTGCATCTGCATTAAAACCATTCCTGTTTGCTATATTTCCGAAGTAATCCTGTAGCCATCGAGAGTTATTTACCGACAAAAAGGCGTCTGTAATTCTCTTAAAATATAAAGTGCTGCTATAGGCCCTCACGGTCCATACCCACGTAGGGGTATATGTTTCGTTAGCGGGCCTTTCGTCCTCGTCAAACCCTGCGTTTTCCCAATCGTCTTTCCAGTTTCTTTTGAAGCCCAGCGCAGCTATATCTTTATAGGGAACTCCCGCCGAAGCGGAGTCTACATAATAAATATCCTCTGATGAAACAGATGCCGACATATCAAACTGCTCTTCCCAGCTTGCGTTTGTATCCGGTTCTTTCCTTTTGTTCACTCTGTCGTAAACGGTGGAATAAAATATTTCGGCAATGATATTCTCATTGTCTCTTGGCTGAATATTGATTTCGGTGATACGCAAATTGAGTGTACTGTTTGTCACAAGAGGAAAAGATAATGTGTCGAAAGCCAGAGGATCACCAACACGAAACGGAAACGGGTTTATGTCCAGCGATGGGTAAGGTGTATTCCATCGGCCTATACTTGTTCCGACGTTATAGTCAGTCCAAGTAGAAGTAAACAACCGCGTGAGTGTCATGCCTTCGGTTGTCTCTCTGAATACTTGTGATTCAACTCGTTCTACAGTTGCCATTATCTCCCTCCCGTTGGCGGATCGCCTACCCTTGGCGGTCTTTCGCCTATCCGCGTCTCGAATTCCCTCGCTTGCCGGACCCTCGCATTCTCAAGAGTAACAGCGGGCGTACTTGCAAGAGTACGCAAAAATTCACCAAGCTCTTTTATTTCGGACATCTGCCTCTTGTGGAACTGGCCAAACATATTCTTCATCGCCTGGTTAAATCCCTTGATGAGTATTTCTCCCATTTGTACTCCCAAGTTTAACAGGCTGTCCGAGTTTTCATTTATCCAAGTACCAATAGCCTTTGTTATCGTATTGAGAGCATTCTTGATAGCTACTGAGAAACCTTCCGCCTCCAAATCAGCAAGGAAGGTGTCGAATAAATCGCTGGCGGGCTTGAATGCGTCAACCAACCCATCCCCAAAAGCTCTTATCTTTTTCCGGTTCTTTTCGAGTATCTCCTCAAGCCGTCCAAACTTTTCATTTAATCCCACAATTGCTCTTCCGAATGGCGACAATAAAGGATCGCCCAACGATCTCCCTGTGGCAATAACCTGTTGCCCTAACCGTCTGGTTTGAAATCCGGCAGTAGCTGCCATTTTTATGAAGTTTTCCGTCATCAGCCCGGCAGATTGGGTACTAATAAAAGCCACATCTTCCTCTAACGCAGCAACATCGCTAAGTGCTCTCGCTAACGCCTTGAAACCTCTTATGCGTGGTACAATCTGGGCTAATTGTTCCGCAGTCGCCTCTTTTAATTTCTGGACGGCCCCAACCAATCCTATCGTTTTCAATGTTTCGGATGATAACTCTAACCCAAACTTTTTAGCAACTTTTTGTGCTTCGTCCGTTGGCTTTATAAAGGCAGTCATTAAAGCATTCAGGGATGTTACGGCCTCATTCATTTTGATATTACCGCGTGTTACAGTCGCTATAGTTCCAAGCAATTCATCAAAGCTCAGGCCGGCTGTACTCGCGGTCGCCGTAACTGTACCTAATGTTTGTGCCATCTCGTCGAAAGTAAAGACGCCTTTCTTGTAAGCACCAAAAAGCTTATCGCTCACGGATAATACATCAGAGACTTCCATCCCATATGCGTTCAAAATACCAACAAGCAACCGTGTTGTAGTTGCAACATCTGTAATACCAGCTACCGCTGTTTTGGAGGCTATGCCTAAAACATCCATTGCCTTAGCTGCTGGTATTTGGGCGGACAGAATATCAAATAGGCCACGGGATAATGTTTTAGTGCTTTGCCCGAATGCCTTACTCAAATCTTCGAGGTCTTGCGCGAAGCCTTCAAGCAAAGGCTCAGTCCTGTCGTCTAACATGGTGTTAATCATTTGCATCTGCTGTTGGAAATCCGCAGCCGCCTTAATACTTGCACCTATCGCGGCAACAACAGATACGGCAAGGATACGGCTAAGACGCATTAAGGAAGCACCGAGCCGGTTAATACCCGCACGGATAGCAACAAGAGCCCTTGCGCTTATCTGCATCATAGCTCTTGTGACAGCTATTCGAGCAGCAGCCAGACCTCTCCTGAGAGGGGCAAGGTTTGCCCTGATATTTACTACTGCTTCGCCTAATGTTCCCACTATACTTTCCTTATTGCCGGGTCACTCATCGCCATAGCTATAGCTTCTTTGCCACTAACTTTTGTCTCACCGGATTCCAATTCGCATATATTCCCTATCTCTTCCAACCAACCAAAGAACTGCTCGAACGTCATCGCGCGAATGTCTGTCTTTGATAACCCGCCCTTAAAAAACCGGATAAGCAGAGCCACTCCCGTGCTAAGACTCATTTCTTTGCCCGACGCTTGAGTGTTTTTTTTTCCTCTATCTGCGGGGTTATCGCTGCGGTGATTGCCACAACACTATCTACCGTAATCAATTCGCCGGTTCCTTCTAACGTAATACTGGTATCAAACCTTTTGAGAGCAAGCCACAGCAAATATGTCATCACAGTTACGTCATCCATGCTCTCTAAATCTTCTTCCGTGGGTGGCTTAATTACCTTGTCGAATACAGAATCAGGCACACCATCCGGGTATAATTCCTGTGCCGTTTCGATTACATTCTTTTTCCGTTCGGCGGCCTCCTTTAGATAATGCTCTTTCTTGTACGCCTGCAAGTCGGCCCAATTGCCAAGAGTCAGTTTGCCAAGCTTGCGTTTAACGCCACCTAATTCTATCTCGGTATAACCCTGAGATATAATCCCCAACTCGCCCATTTCTTCTCCTTATGTAGTTGCGATTGTTATAGCACTATCATATAGCGCCGTGTATGTATGTTCTAAGACGCCATCCTTGTTCACACTTGCAGACTGGCCCGTTATGGTTGCGGGACCACTATAAGCTCCACCTAAGATTGCGCCAAGCCGCCATAGTTGCAATGTCGCCTTGTCACCTATCGCTATTGCAACCCCGGCGCTATTCGAGAACCCGGAATCGTCCGCAAGATTCGTCCATGTTGCCGATGCTTTCTTGAATCCCGATAACCGCGTTCTGCCCAGATTTACCCCGGACATCGCCGTCGAATCAGCGGTAGTGACAGTCATACTACAACTCCATTCTTTAGGCTTGAACATTGCCGAAGTTGTAGTATCTATCCCCCATAGTACGCGGGCACTTTTCCCGTGAAAACCGGCGGTGGTTAAAGGCGTTGAGCCAGTCCCGCCCGCAGTGAGTCTCAACCCCTCTGCGTCGTTACCCTCAAAGGCGTAGGACAATTTACCAACATCGTCAACACTAACAGTCTCGGTGAGGCCCGTCATAATAGCGTTACCCTCAAGCTGGACCTCATCAGCTCCCTCACTAATATTCAACTGCCAAGCCGCATCGATACCAATTAACGCCACCGTATCCTGTGCGCTCGTCGCCAACCCTTCGGCAGTACCCGTAAAATCGGATAAGCCCGTTAGCTCGGTTGCCCACGAATTCGCTGCCGCCATTGTGGTTGTATCCGCAGTGTCAATAGAGGTTGTTACATCCCAACTTGTGAGCGAACTCAAGGCCGTACCGTCAACCTCAACCGCTCCCGATTTACCATGATATGGTCCAGCCATTTTAGCTCCAACTTATCCAAACTGTGTATAAAATAGTTGATTGCCATACTTTATCTACCACAATGATAGGGGCAATCCCATTTCTTTCATTTCTCAAATGCGAAAAGCCCGATACCGGCATTACGGCCTCATCGAACCAGTCTTCAATCTTTCTCACAATATCAGCCAACTCAACTCCACCATCCTCTGCCCTTGATATCGCCGCAAACTGTACGTCAAATTTCTCAATTCTTGCATCTGTGCCGCCCATCTGGTCATCGACCGACGATGCAACGATAGAATACACCGTATAAGGCTCCTGTGCGGCCTGTGGCGCCTGTTGCCAGAACATTCCGCCCGTATTAGCCGCCCGCAAGGTCGCCCCACCAGCGGCGTCGTAGAGCGTCTTAATGGCATCGGTTAATGCGGTTATCACCTGTTCGCCTCCTTGAAATTACGGAGGATACCGTTCTCGCTCTGCCTGAGAGCAGGCCTAAGCCATGGGCGGGCCTGCATCTTTACCGTCCCTACTTCAAGGTAGAAACCGTATTGAACATCTGTACCGGCCCCTGCTCTCTTTCTAATATGGTCAATATCAGACCCCACGAAGCCATTAATACTTGTTTCCTTCTTTTCTATCTTATGTGCCACCGATGATTTTAGTATGCCAATATCAATTGCGGGCGGTTCCCCGGGCGCAGAGGGGCGGTGAAATTTCCTGCTTTTACCCTTACCGCTTCTGCGTGACTTCTTTCCACTGGTCGCGCCTGTTCCCATAATCTTCTTCGCATTTTCCTCGACAAGAACCACCGATTTTTCCATCGCTACAACATTCGCCTCTGTTGCCCGCGTGAATATCTCTCTGCCGAACCATGCAAGCTCGCTCATATCTCTATCTCCTCAAGTTCGATTTGCAAGTTGACAGAACGATTGCCCACATTGTATGGCTTGCTCGTTACTTCATAAGTATTGGAGTTTATAATAATCCTGTCCAATGGAATAATACTCAACGCCGAACCCTGCGCCTGCATGTACAAAATATTTTCATCCCGAAAAGTTACCTTCCCGAATTCTGTTTGTTCGGAACCAACCCGCCTTCGTCTCTGATTGAACAGACACGGAGCGGAAGCTATTCTATCGGTGTAAGTATTTATAACACCCCCGGTAGCAGCCTGAGACGTACCGATCTTCTGCACTTGACAGGTTTGAGTTAGTAAGTTAGCAAGACTCAAAATGAACGCTTCCTCCAAACCTCTAATCTATTCTGAATCCCCGCAGGCATAGTAAGAGCGCCGCCACTTAACAATCTATACGAATAATCGCCTATTTTTTCTTGTTCGACAGCGGCGCTTTGTTTTCTTGCGTCGTAATATGCTTTGGTGAGATCAATGCAAATCTGTTCAAGGTCACCGGGCGTAGTCGCATACCCGGCAGTGTATCTTATGATTACATTCTGAACTCCCCTATAGTGACCGTGATGATCCTCTGCGTAATAACCGTAGTCGTTGCCGTAGTAATCGTGGTCATATCCTGTGCGATGACCGGACACGAATCCGGCCCCATAGCCGGACCAGTTTGTTATAATTCCCGTTTCATTGTCAATCACATAACCTGACTGGGGCATGTCCGGGACATCCAGACTTACCACAGTATGCAATACGTTCAACCCCGACACAGGAAGCAACTCTATCGGGTCCCACAAATCAAGTGTAGATGAAACAATAGTCGCAGACCATCCTGCGCCCAATGCGTCAATCGCCGCCCTTAATATGGTAATCGTTGCCGAATCGTCAAGCGTCAAAGAGTTAGTCCCTGCATTCGCCCCACCCTGCACAACAAGCGTCATCGTTGTATCGCTTATTTGGACATAAGCATTGTAGGCATCCGAAGATGTATTCTCCAGCCGCATCCCCTCCTGTCGTGAGGTTGAGAACAACTGCACACTGATAACGGGATATTCCTTTAACTGGATTTCATGGTGGCTGCCGTCCCTGATTTCCCGATAAGTAGTAGAAACAAAAGTCCTGTCGGCGAACTCCTGCATGGCACTTGTCGCCCTTGCTATCAGGGCAGTTATCAAGTCATCGTCTCCAGTCACTCCTGTGTATGCCTGAAAGTTCGCAACCGTCGTCAATGCCCCGGATGTAGCGGAAAACGTATCGGATGCCCCGAATACGATAAACGAGTCAGTGGTTTGTACCGCTACCGATGATATAGTAGCTTTCGACAAAACGTGATATGACTTGAACCGCTCGAACCCATTAGCTTCCGAACAAGTAATCTCAACCTGGTATAATCCGGTTGTACCAGCATCGTCAAGCTTTGCGTAATTACCTGAGAGTATGGCCGTGTTGGTTCCATCTTCATACACCGCATAGGTAGGCAGAGCGTCGGCATCAACAGCCGTCCCGGCGGTGGCAGTGACATTTAACGAACCATTGAACTCCTCATTTAAAATCGCTATATCAGGCCATGCCATTATTCAATCCTCGGAGCACCTGCCCCACCAATATCGTCTGCGGTTTTCGTTGTGTCTGCGTCCGCATTATCCAAAATCGTACTGAGGTTCTTTGCAAGCCTGCCACTGCTTGTCTCTGTGACACCGCTGCGGCTGATTTCCTCAAGGTTGATTGAGCGATCCGAAAGTGCAACCGTTCCATCCCAGACTCTTTGTGCGATAGGTGTTGCCGAAGAACTTACGCCAGCAATCTCATCGCTTAAATCTTCAAGCGTATCACCGTCGGCCCCGGTTCGAGCTACCAGGCTTGAGCCACTATCAGCCCTGCCTATCGGGAAGGCCGTTGACTCGTCATACTTCGCAGAGGTAATCCCATCATCAACAATCGATACCCCGTTCGTCACATCCGTCACAACTGCAACAGTTGTACCTGTCAGTCCTACCGTGGCGTCGGCACTTCCTATTTGTGCCCAGCTCATACCTGCATATCCACCGGCATTTATTATCAGGCTTGGGAAATTATTCGGTGCGGATACGGCAAGTAAAGCGCTATCCGTCCCTCTCTTAAATCTATTCTCAATCGAAAAACCCGCGAGGAAGGCAGTCACGGTGTTGCTATCAACCGCACCCTCATCAACGTGCAGGAAATAATCCGCGCCAGTAGCGTAAAACACATCTGTGGCAATAACGGTAGCAAGGTGAGAACCCACCTTGCCGTCATGGTCAATACTCATGGTCAAGCCAGTAGCGGTCTCGGTCCCGGTTGCATCGTCTTTATAAATGCGATACGTCCCGCCAACAATAGTAATAGCAGCACCGTCGGCATCATTCGTATTGAACGCCAGATGAATCGTACCATCTTCCGCTATGTCACCAAAATATTTCATTCTTCACTCTTTTGCAATATCGGTAATCAAAGTTTTCATAACAACGCTGCGTGTTTCTTTAACCTCAGTCTCCACCCTATCCAATTGCTTTGTCATAAGTTGTTGCGTTACCTCGATAGTCGTAAGCCGCCCTTGTAACTTATACGGGATCATCACTAAGGCAATAACAATGATAAGCCATTGCCCTGCTACGTTTAGTATAGCTAAGGTTTTTTTCATGTCTTAATCACTCCGCTTGCGTAGACGTTGATGTACGAACTTCCCGAAGAGGTAATGAAGATAGCTTCATTGACGAGTGCTTTAACGCCACGGATATACTGGCGGCCCACGTTCCCGTGCCGTAACTGCAACAGGATCGGCCCCGCCATCCTCGTGATCGTAGCCGTAGCCGAGGCGCGTGAATCTATGATCGCCGCCGCCGATTGATTTGCAGACAGGTATAACTCTTGCAAGATGAGTCTTTTGCCCGTTCCAGGTGCGGCCTCAAGCTCTTCACCGCCGCTGGCATCCGAACTGGTAGCATTTACCGCCCAGCCGTCCGGGTCCACTGCTAAACTTTGTGTTGAAATAGCCATTATGTTTTCCTTTGCTCGCCAAGAACTTCTTCAATTTCTTCAATAATCATCGTATCATTCATATCCATCGGCTGCCATTCACCGCACGCGGGTTTGCCGGGGCACGGTGCATAACTAACCTTATTCGTCTTCGTCACGTCCGTTACAGGATCATGCAATACCGGCGATGGCGGCAATCTCGTACACCGGGATAAACCTTCTTCTTCCCATTGCCAAAAACAATTAAAACAATTTCTATCTGCGTCCTGTGTCATAAGTCTGTATGCTCATACCAATCGAACAAAACATTCGCTAAATTCGACGCACTAACTACTACATTATTAATGCGAAAATGGTATTTTGTGTTTTGTTTCAACATTATTTCATTTGTATCTCTCACCTCTCCGCCAAAGTTCCTGCCTGAGCCTAATCGCGCCGTGGCTATTACGGTTCCCCCCGTTACGCCCACAGGCGTATGCGTCACAACTACAGTTGCGCTATCGGTTGCATTCCTGTTCCTGTTCCTTGGCGTAATTGGGGTTCCGTCACTTCCGGTCGATACGCCTTCGGTGAGAATATATTCTGTTTCCAATTCGTTCAGCACAGAAATGACGGTGTGTGCCCATCGCACCGTATTCGGCGTGGCTATAATATATTGTCTTGCGCTGGAACTGGGAATGTCCATATGCTCCCGGACGAAATAATGATCCCCGCAATGGATTTCATGGTGGGCATAGTCTATCGTCAGCAGTGCTCTCGTTGTGCCGTCGGACGGTATCTCATTCTTTCCGTCGTACAACTGTACGTGCAACACCTCAATACCATTCTCGGCTGTTTTCACGTAACGTATCTCACTTCCACGCCATAAGTAATAGTCCCGGTATTCGCCCAGATAATATCAATCGCATCGCCCGCCTTGAACCTTATCTCTTCTGTACCGATAGCTCTCAAGTCCTGTACTCCATTCATGTCGTGTCTGTACAACAGATTGTCATAGCTGGGGCCATTAACTGAATCTAACCTCATTGTAAAATCTTCGACCGTTGCCGAAGCCGAATTCAATGTTAATCTCATCTCGTCGAAATGCGCAGGGCAATCGAACGCCACCGTATGGCGCGCCGATGTAACCCCTGCGAATTTCGCCGAGTTCAAACCCATTACCTGCGCCCGAGTTGAACACATTTAACATAGTCAACATGAAGTACCGGAACGCCTGTCCCGCCGCTTTGACATACCAGGGATGGTTTCAATTCCATCACCGACACATTAGCATTGACACCGCCGGCGGCCTGTTTCACGTCATTGATGTACTGATTAACCACCATCGTGCTTGACGTTGCGTTCTCTACCTTGAAGCCTAACCTGATAGCCGTACCGACTACCAGCGTCGAAGCTGCTTCTGTATTACCCGTCCCGGCGTTTTCCGTTGTGAACAAAAGCACTCCATCGTCAGTTACCGATTGCCAGCCAATATGATCGGTAGAGGTATTAGCCGAACCACTCAGGATACTCGTATCGTTATTGGAGAGCCCAACGAACACTTCTGCGACCAGCGTAACAAGCAACCTGATCCGTGCCTCGAACCATATCGGCTTGTCCACCGCAGGGAAGAATATTTCATGGTTCTTCTGCACCTGCATCCCCCGCGCGGCAGTTTCGGCAGAGATCAAATTGAGCCATCCGCCCGCACTATCCGGGATAGTCACAGAGCCGGATGTTGCAGCATTCCCTGTCCAGCCGGTCATCGTAGTGCTTGTTGGTGTTGCTGTTCTCCAGTTGGTGAAGTCTTCATAGAAGATATACCCCAAACTGGGATCGGCCCTGATAGCCTCAAGCGGGCAATCCGCCCACAACCCTACCGCGAAAGCTGGGTTAAGTCCCTCTTGATACGGGTTCTGAATATTCTTAACGTATTTTCGTCTTGTCATTCCTGCTGCCATTTTGTACTCCTTTCGAGTAGCCTGTTTTCAGGGAAAATGTTATTCTATAGTTGTTCTCAAATCGTCGCCGCCCCACTTTGCCCCGGTTAAGAGAATACCGCAACTGGATATAACCGGGTGATTAACGGATTCGGTAGCCAATAGCCGGACATATTTATCAGTTCCCGACAATTCGGAATCATCGACTTCAATCAGATACATATTTGAACCACCGACTGTAGTTGTGAATCCTGAGCTTGTCGCGTTCGTTGTATCGCCTTCGGTATCGTAGGTAGTCATTTGTTTGTACCGGAACGCGATTGCGGTTTTGGTATCGGGTGTCACGTTGTCACAACTCTGGACTGTAATCACCGCCGCCCCGGATGCGCCTACGCCTTCATGCAGGAGAAAATTGGCGTGTTTGTAATCTGCAAGACTCACAACATCAGTCGCCAGAGATGTAGCCCATGCGTCAGCTATCGGATCCCAACCACTTGTAAATTTACAGTTCTGTAAAAGCCTGTCACTCATTTTGTACTCCCTTCGAGTAGTCTCATTTGAGAGAAAATGTTATTCTAATGTAGTCCTTAGATCGTCACCGGAAAACCTTGGACCAGTCAAAACACACCAAACACCGGCATCGACAGCGGTTCCGTCGCCTACGGTTAATTGAAGACGAACATACTGATCGGTTCCGCTCAACTCACTATCGTCAACCTCAACAACATACTGCTTATTTGAGCCAGCCGTTGTCAGAACCCCGCCGACTCCGGCTGCCGTTGTGTCGCCTTCAAGGTCGGTTCCTGTCGCCACTATCTTATACCGGAACGCTATGGGTGTTGCTGTTGTTGGGTCCGTATTGTCGCAACTCTCGACTGTGATAGTCGCCGTACCCGCCGCACCTACACCGATATACAAGCAAAACGTACAGTGCTTATAATCCCGCATACTGATAATATCGGTTGCGGGTGAACCGGAATACCTGTCGGCGTCGGGACCCAGTGCGGGAACAAACTTTGCATTTTGTAAGAGTCTGTCATTACTCATTTTGTACTCCTTTCGAGTAGTCCTGCCTCCAGCCGGGGCCGAAGCCCCGACCTTGGAGGAGGAGAAAATATTACGTAATAGCCGTTCGCATACTGTCCGCTGAAAAGCTCGATCCCGACAGGATACATAGAACACCCGCCAGAACCGCCGCGTCAGCAAGCTCGGTCAACTTCAGCCGCACATACTTGTCTGTGCCCGATAGCATATCGTCATCAATCTCGATGAGGTACACACCATTAGAGCCTACGGTGGTTCCGAAGCCCGAAGTTGTTGCGGCAGTGATTTCGCCTTCGATATCGGTAGTCGCAATCTCTTTGTATCGAAACGCAACCGCCGTCGGCGTCGTCGGGGTTGTGTTGTCACAACTCTCAACCGTAACCGTAGCCGTGCCAGTCGTACCCACACCTTCATAAAGGATAAAGGTGCAATGCTTGTAATCCTGCATATTGACTACATCGGTACTATTCGGCCCGCCCTCATACGCTTCCGCGACAGGAGGCAGCACGTTAATGACTTTCATGTTTTGCATGATTCTGTCACTACTCATAGCAGCCTCCTTTCTATTCTCTGACAGCCAGAGTAACGTATGGGCTGATAGTTGCGCCGGCTGCGGCATGTTTGCGGGTCATCGCCGTTTTCCACCACGGTTTGCCGTCAGCTCTGTAGATGAATCGCAGTGCAGTCTGATCGGTCGTAAACTTAACGTGTATGCTTGAGGCAGATTTGATTGTGTCGGCGCCTGCCTTTGTAGCGGTGAGGTATGCGTCCATGTTGGTGAGGATAATATCGCCAACAGTACCGAGCGTTTGACAGTGATCGCTTTCGATAATCGGAGCGCCGAAAATCTGCTCAGGAAGTTTTGTGGTTGCGTTGACCACAACAACCGGAGCACCGCCCGTACCAACGACTTGAGAGAACTGCATGACCTGCTCCGTCACATCACGGTTCATCAACCATATCGCCGTACCTCTGTCATTAATTCTCGCCCACATCTTGAGCGCGTTCTTGAGGTTGAATGTCTTTGCCGCCTGATCCGCTTCAATCGCTACCGATATGACAGCAGGGGAATTAAGGATACCCAGCGGAGTACCCGCACCCGTACCGTTAATGATTTCTTCATCGAAATGCCTGGCGATTGCTGTAGCAGCGAGAGTGTTAATCATCACCTCAATAGCCTGCGGCGAATCGTCCATCAACTCGGAAGTCACATACATCAAAGCAGCCAGTTTGTTCAACTCAAGCCGGACCTGATCGAAATTGGGCTGGCTCGGCGTAATAGCTTCGCCTTCGGCAACCCAATACGTGATAACGCCACCGGCCCAGCTTGTGCTCTCGTCGTAATGATTCAGTGCCGGAAGTTTAATCATCCGGTTGATCGGAATTTGAGTGGTGCGCGGAGCAAGTTGCGCCTTCTTATCGACTGCGGCTAACAGTTGCAGCGAGAACTCTTCGGGTACAAGGAACCCACCCTCGGAGTCGATCAGTGTGTTAGCGCCCGAAGGGGCTTTGCCAAGATACGCCTTGAAGTCCTCGGTCTCTTCACCGCACCCTTTACGCATAACGTCACGATAGAACCGGCCCGCCGTTTTGTATACCGGCTTGTCGGCTTCGTCCTCGACCATTGCGAGGGAAGGAATCTTGTTTTCCTTGATTAGTTTTTCCACGATAGCATCAACAGCTTTTGTAGTCGCGGCCTCAAGTGCCTCAACAGGAATCAGGGGAACAAACTTTTCAGCAATCCCCTCATCAATCAAGCTCTTGGCCCCGGCCTCATCCGCCGTAACGGTATCGCCCTTTTTGTAATCTCCGTAATCCTGGAGAAGTTTCAGTTCAACTTTCATAATAAAGTCCCGTTAAAATAATATTACACTTCAACCGACTACAATCTCCAGCCTGACAGCCCCAGCTTTCGCCTGCTGTCTCCAGCCTGATTGCCCCATCAGTACATAACGCCTTTTACTAATTTGATTTTCTCGTCTACCAGTTTCTCTATTGTTACCGGGGTAAACCCTTTAATCTCTACTGTTGACTTGACCCTAACGGTAGATGTAGATGGTTGCAGGTTCACCAATTCAGCAAGCTCAATCTCCGTCTCGTCCATTTCTTCTTCCTGCTCAAACTGTTCAAGCAGATCATCCGATAATTCGATATCATGCTGCTTTACCGCAGTCGCCAAAGCTTCGGGGTTGGCGGGTACAGCAACGGCTGAGAATTCCAGAAGTTCCCATTCGATGAATATCCGCCGCACACCTGCGAACTCTGGGTTCTTCTTTATATCAGCAGGTGTAGGGACGCGATGTGCTATAGGATCGAACCCCACAGAGAACGCTTTCAGAAAACCACCTTTGAATAATTGCCATATCTCTTCAGCCCTCTCGGTGATCGCGAATTGCACTTTAGCGGTAATCTTCTTTGTGCCCTTCTTAATCCACAGGGCTTTACCGATAGGTGGTTCCCAGTTGTCATGACTCCATAGAACAACAGGGTTTGCCTGAAACCTGTCTATCTTCGCGCCACGCGGCAACAAAACCTCGTTGTCCCTGTCAACAGCCCCCGTCGATATAACAGCCGTCACCGACCGCTCATCAACATCTATGCTCTTGACTTGCGCGGCTTTGAAGGTTTTTGTCTCTTTTTGTTCTTTTGGCATACCGTCACCTTATTGTTATATTGCTTTTTCATGTTAATCCCGCTATTGAACATCTGCATTGTGGATGTAAGGGCGGGTGTTCTATCGGTTCAAAATTGAAACTGAGGGTTCCGCCCTGATCACCTTCAAACTCCGTACCCTGATCGAAGAAATTAAAGCCCAATGTCTGTATCCGACCGTCCATTGGCCCGCACCATTCGCAAACCCTTTCATCGGCGGCGGTAATCCATTCGACCTCTTTGACTACTCCGCTTTGCTTGTATGCTTCGATTGCACCCTGATTAAAAGCCCAGATTGTTTCGGTTCGGGCAATCAGTAAAGCTCTTTTCCTGCCAATATCCTGCGCAGAGAATACAGCCCGGATTCTCCTTTGTATCGGCTCCGCCCCTTCACCCGCAAGGATACCATCCGCGACTGCCTGCCTCACTATCTTCTGGGTAGTCCGGTTGATTTGCCGGATTGCGCCCGTTCGCTTTTCCACTATCCCCAAAGCCGCACCGTCATTGAACGATGCAGTTGTATCGATAGTCTCAATTGCCCTTTGGCCTGCTTGCAAGAAAGTCGCCCGCACGAACGGCAAGAACACATTCTTTAACCGCTCATCCCACAGGTCCATTTTGAACCAGCCGGGAACAAGATCGTCGGCACTTGCCTTTGCCCTCTTGAATTCCGCCTTGGCAGCCTGCGCGCTCACATCCTCACCCATCCGCTCAAAGTAACTAACCAAAGCTGCAACGAATTCGGTCGGTATGAAATTAGCGGAGGGCGTTTCCAGTGCCGGGAACTTTGCCTTTGCATGAGCACAACATATCGCCTTGTCTGTTTCATTCGGTCCAGGTGCTACTATCTCAGGCGGTTCCGGCGGGGCGTCACCCCACGCAACAGGGTCTTTGCCGTCTATTTCCCGCTCCTCGTTTATACTGGCATACTTGGTTTCGATGTGGGTCTTCTGTTCCTGTAGCCGGAATTCTTTATCTTCCGGCACAGGGTTGTCGTAGGCAAAGAAAAGGTTCTCATCGAATTCAGGGGCAAGGTCCTGATTCATGGTCTCTTCGTTCATTGTCAGCCGGGGGAGGATTGTTCTCCTCATGTAACCCCGTTCGGCTACGTCAGCATTGGCTCTGCTCACGCCCTCATCCTGCAAGAAACTCATGGGGACGCCGAAGATACCGGCCAACTCCTTCAAGCTCCAATCCCTGCCCTTGAGAAACGCCATTTCTTTCGGGGATAGGGAGAACGGCTTGAACTCTGCCCCGCCCGTAGCAATTGCAAACTTACCCGCATTGCTCGGTTTCTGGAATCTCCTGAAATCATGGCGTACACGCTTCTTCTCGTCTTCATTGATAACTACGTCTTTGGGATAAGTTAATACTGTATCGGGGTTGCCGCCCTTCCTGAACATCGCCGTTTCATACGTGTTCATCGACATATACAAATCAGCCGCAACAACAGCCGCCTCAAGCGGGCCCACACCTAAGAATGGCTGGTTGATCGAAGGGTATCGGAAATGAACCATATCCTTGACAGGGATTTTGATCTTCTCACTGCTCCTGCCATACTCGTAATGGGAGATAAACTTCTTCTTATCCGCCCTGGCCCATACAAACTGAGGCTGGAGCGGCCATAACTCATTTACAGCCAACCCATTACGGCATTTCAACCAATAGGCGTTACCCGTAGCGTCTTTGGCGCTTGCGGTGAGGTAGAACAGGTCGAATCGGTTCTGGATACCGTTTACGCGGTTAATTAAGTCGATAAGGGGGTGCTCAAGCACCTCTTCCACGTCCGCAGCCGGGGTAGTGAATTTCAGGAGGTTGCTCTTGTGGAGTAGATACTGTTTGCGGTGATGGGGTACGGATCGTGTGCGAAACCGGCTTTTTGACGTGTTTGTGGGCTTTGCGACGAATAACCGCAGCGTGGATTGGGCTACGGCCTTGGCGTTCGTATCGATCATGGCATATACCCATGACGTATTACGCCTGACAAGGGCCTTCATAGAGATATCAGGTCTGTAGGGCTGGCCGTCACCAAACGTAGTGACTGCACCCTCAGCGGCTATTGTACGACTTTTGCCGAACCATCTGGTCCAAAACATAGGAGCCCCTATATTGGAGCCGCATCCACTTTAACTTAAAGTAGCGGCCCCTCCATAGAGGGTTATAACTTATAACCTAAAGCTTCCAGTTAATGTCGCAATCCCTTATCTCGTCGTAACTTACAAACTTCGGGGCGGTTATATGTGTAGCTAACATGCACCCCACCTTTGATAGATGTTTACTGATCGCGGGTTGGCTTATGCCCATAAATGCCGCCGCCGACGCTTGTGTCAATCCCTGCATCTGGACGAGCCTGTATGCTTCAAGTTGTGATTTGGTTGGGTTCATATGCGTCTGTATGTCCAGTCTTTTGAATTCCTCGGGTTACCTATCCATTCAACCGTTAGAGCCTTGAAATGCCATTTCGCCATTTCGCCACAATACTTGAATTCATGCTCTAACTGTACGATAGCGACTCTTGCCGAATCATCTTCTGTGACTACGGTATCTGTCCATTCTTTGCCAACGGCTTCGTCGAAAGTATATTTGATTTTCCAAATGTTCATAACTTGGCCATCAACCGTTCCAGAATAACATTCTTCAATTCCTCATCAGATATATTCGTAATAAGGTCACCCAAGCGCTTATCCAACATTTTAATAACAGCGGAACCCTCCCCCATGCCCTCCGTGCCATAGCACAGGTATGTATTTATTTGATCTATTACCGCATACGCCACCTTGTCAATATCTATCTTGTCCGCGAGCGCGCGTGCAATTTCGGCCATTATTCCATCCTTAACCTGTTGTTCAAACTTAACTTGCCAATCTGGTACTGATATCGTAACGTCCATATTATTTCATCTCCTTATTCACTATTTGAATCCCGTATCCTTTTCAATACTTCACTAAAAGGCATATCAATGTAACGACCATGCGCAAAACCTTCAAAATAAATGCAAGTTTGCTGGTCGTGTGTTTCAGATATACAAGTCACGGCGTCGGGGCGAAACGCAAGTTGCCGATGCCTGTTGCCCCAGTCCGTATCCTTAAACTCAGTATGAATAAACTCTTTGCTCATTTCGCCCCCTTCTTCGGCCTGCCTAATTGTGGTAATATCTCTTTCGATAGTTCGTCAAAGGGCATGTTGACATGAACTCCTGTCTGCCCTACAATACCTACCCACACTCCTTCTCCGCCAATGTGGACAATGCAACCATCTTTCGATTCCACAACAGCACTTATAGCCTTTTTCCGAATCAACACCCTATCGTCGCCCGTTTGGGCTGTTTGCGTTGTTTCGATCCAATCTTTCATTTGTCACCCCTTCGTCCGTATCATTTCATATTTAGGATTTCTGTCGAGTGCCCACACGAGCGACATATTGCCAAGATATCTCCCCAAGTCCTCTAAGCATTCTGTACATATCGTGTGATCAGTCTCTATGTCAAACTCATTGACTGGCCCTCCGTACGCCTTTATCCGCATCCTGCCGCTCGATGGAATCTGCTTTACCAACCTGCATATATGACAACACTTGTCCTTTGCCACGTTACTTTCTCCTTTAATGAATATTGATTAACTCTAAAAACATATCCTTTTCTTCGGGCACGTTACGTGCCTCAATCTCCAACTTGACCCGCCTCAGGATAAAGTAACATCTGCCGCAAACATGGCCATGTTCGCCGTTCCATACAAGTATTTCAGCTTTGCCGCAGACTTCGCAAGGGTTATTGGGCCCCCCTATATTCCTGCCGTTCGCCCTAAATGCTCTCTTTGCTCTGCAAATAGATTCAGTTATAGCTTTTGGCGTAACACCTTCCCGCTCTGCCAAATCCATGACACGAATACCTTGCACCCTTAATTTGTATCGCCTTGCGATAGTCTCGGAGCAGTCACGCTTCAGGATTTCAGCCATCCATGGTTCCCAAACAACTAGCATTTCTGGAACCTCATAGTTTTCTTATCGAAGCCATGCTCTTTGCCGGACTCGTCTTTGCCTATCACCAACTGCTCACCTACCCACAGGAGAGTCATCTGATGACCGACTACTGCCTCAAATTTATCGCCCGGCCCTATTTCATTTTCGGGCTGGATCGGAGTCGGTGAAGGGATCGGTGCAAGGGCGGGCGGCGGAGCGTCTACGCAGTCTTTACACCAATGAGTCGCATCCACTGATTCGGCTTTCTTGTTACACCACACCGCCTTCTGTGTCTTGTCGCCCCGCATATGTTCGCAGTTCTTGCACATAGCAGGCCTTACTATCTCGACCGGCTTGGTTTTGAGTATCCGATGCTTGGAGCATTCTTTGTACTTGGGGCAATAGGCATTCGCATTAACAAACCGCTGAACCTCAGTGCAATAAGTCGAAAGTCTGTCTTGTGGTGCGTTCCAGTTCTCGCAATCCTGACACTTACCGGGGGCATCCGTGGCCTTGAGGATGTCTGCTGGTTTCGTGGCCTTGGCATTTTCAATTATCTTAGCCCCCACCCTGTCTTTGAAATTAGGGCATGTTTCATTTGCCGACATCATAATCCATTTCTTGTTATTGTCGCCCGCCTCTATACACATCCCGGTTTTGTCGGCATCATACAAAGATGCAAGTCCTTTGAATGAGACGAAATGGTGACAGTCCCTGCACTTATCAATCTTTAACATTTCCTACTCCTTACAATTCCATTCTCTAATTGACCGCCGCCGATATTCATGGCAGCTTCTATTTCGCCAAAGGCAACATCGCCGTTCACATACGCTACCCATTCGCTTTCACCTTCCAGCTTTTCCATGCACAGGTGAGGCCATGCAACTACAGAATTGAGCCGGGGCCATAACTGCTTCGGCGCGACAATAGCCAAATCGTCAATAATCCACGGCTTCGGCGGGCGCGTGAGCTTTATTGTCATTAGATTCCTGGTATAGCTCTGTTTGTTCTTGCGCTCCCTCGTCGATATCCTGTCCCCGCCACCCACCTCAGCCCAAAACTCACCTGTCACTTTTGGAACATGCAGGAAATCAGTGAAGAAGCACATCCTGCGGGTCAAGTCCCAATCGATCAATACCGTAATATCTTCGTTGTAGAGCCCTGTCTTTGCTAAAAGACTCTTGCGGTGCATAAACGATACATGCAGTACATGATTGAATTGCAGCATCACCATCCGATCAAAATCCCGGCTTATTTCTACATTCTTAGCCATCGGTTCCATTTGGCCGTCGATCATCTTGTAATGGACTTTGTACAAATCGGAGTATACCACATCCATATCGGTATTGTCCAAAGCATGTACTAATGTGCTGATATGGTGAGGGTAGAATAAATCGTCATCGCCGAGATAACAGATATACTCACCCTGCGCTATTTCGAGGGCCCGATTGAATGAATAAGGCAAACCGAGATTCTGGTTCCTGTCAATAAAGATTAGCCTGTCATCCGGGATCGGGACAACGGGGCAGCCGCCGTCCCTTGTCAGAATCACCTCAAAGTCCTCGAACTCCTGCGCATAGATACTCCGCAGTGCCCGGTTGACGAGTTCGGGCCGGTTATAGGTTGATATCAGAATCGTTACCTTCAATTATTGTCCTTGCCCATTTATAGAAACAAATTGCTATCTTATGGAAACCAGCCCTTGCCCACGCCCTCGCCTCGACTAACAGAGTCGCGGGTGTCGGCATAATCTGATTTACCCTGTGTATCCACTGCAGACACCTGGCTACATCACCGCACCGCAGGAACGCATTGGCGGCCCGTGTGTGCATCCAGTTGTCATTCCGGTACGTGTACGCCATCCACAGGAAACACCGCCCAGCGAACGCACAGGAGCCCTCCCTGTCCATTCCGTTAAAGGTGTGGTGCAGGGTGTCGAACGGGAACGGGTAATCATGTATTGTCGGTTTTCGGAGTATCATCTGCTTTGCTTGTTATCCATCCATTCCGTACAGGTGGCGTGAAACCTCTTTCGTCCTCTAACCAGTTCAGGCAATCCTCAAGTGCTGCTGGGGCAACTTTCAGTCTTGCTTCGGCCTCCAACATGACGTAATACATCTTCTCTAACATAGCTTTCGGGGTGGTATACAGCACTGGTTCCATTTCTTCTTTCTCCTTAATTCACGTGCTCTGTTTTTGCGTATCCGCTCTGTCCATTTACTTTTGCGCAATCGTTTCGGCAGGCATTTCTCGTTAATCATGTATGCCTCCGTCTAAATCCCGGAAATAATCAAGTTCCGGCTCTTTTGGTTCTGCGGGGTCGGTGGATTTATCTTCACCCATAGCCTCGCATCTCATATTCCGAAATCTATCCAGTTCCTCCTGACATACTGCACGCAATCTATGCGAAGCCCGAAGACAGAAACATTGCGACAGAATCAGCCCGATTGCTATACCTAACGACACCAGGGCAACAACCCCGCACGTAATCCCAATAATCTCTCTCATTCTATTTCTCCTTTACTTCAAAATCCTTACAAGTATCATCTGCCCATTTCTGGGGCCAACCCTGGACTTTGCCAAGGCACTTACCCCACCAACTCAATCCATCGGGCGACCTGAAAGACTGTTTCCACCATTTACAATTAGAGCAGATTGGCTTTATGTCAGTCATCCCGCTCAAACTCCGCACAACAATGCCCAACTTTAACAACTAACATACTCGCCCCGACGCCGCCTTTGACGATAATCATAGACGATTTGAACGGATTATTGGGAGTCCCGCCATGCCAATTGTCAGCATCGGCAACATTAAGGCAATTAACATAAGCGGGCAATCCGCCCGATATCTTCCCCTTGTGGCGACACACACCGCATCGGCTGCGCCTTTTCAATGTTACTGGGTATGTTTTAGGAAAATCGCCCACGTCGGCGAAATCCTTTGCGTTCACATCACAGTTTGAACACAGCCACGTATCTAAAACTTCCCGCAACTCATTAAACGTAATACCGAGACATTCCCCGCAGCACGGGCAATACAAAATACAATCTTCGTCTTTAGTCATCCCATTGCGTCCAAACTTCTTCATCATTAGCCATTACATATTCCGGCTTGTTCATTTCGGCCTTACGCTCCGCCTTCGGGTCCTCGATCTCGAATGTCACGCTTGCCTGTGTCATGCCCTTTAAGTTTACAAGGCTATACCTCACAGCATCCAGTAAGTGATTGAAAGCGTCTACCGGCTTGTTCAACAGCTTGCCCTCTTTGTCCTCAGCCCACTTATACGCTCTCAGTTCGCGGAGCAGATTGATAGAGGATGAATGGATGTGGAGGTTGAACTGCTGAACTCGTTGGATTCCATGGACGATACTGTCTGGCCCTTTGGTGCAGGGTACAACCAGCATTCCACACTGCTGCAATTCGGTGATACTCTTGGGCTCGGCGCAATCGGCGACGGTGTATGATTGAGTAGTGATATATGGTTTGAGACGAGCGTTGATTTCGTCATTAGTAAGTCCTTTTTCGTAGAGGAGTTCCCGGATATACACTTCGTTACGAATGAAACCCAATTCAGCACAAGCAGTAGGGCTGTTGCTATAGCCAAAGTCAAGGCCATACCCATGACAATCAAACCTGTCCTCAGGCCATTCGTCAGTTTCTTCATAATTCTCATATACTAATCCTTTTAATACACCCCATTGACCGAGACAGTATACTTTGTAAAAGTTGTCATCTTTGTACTTATACCCTTCAAGCACAGATGCGTCTACCGGGTCCATGAATTTATTGTCTTTATATACTGAATGATGCAGGGTTGCGAATCTGTCCGGGGTGTCGCCGTCAATATCCCGTATCCTTATCCGCCGCATATGATTGGGCCAGTTGTCTGGCGTCACCTCATCCACATTCACCTTGTCGTCGATACACTTGAAGAATTCATCATTGATCCACGACTCAATAGATACTGGGTTGAATGAGAGGATGATCTGCTTGTAATAGGGTGTCTGGCCTCTCAGCCTGTTATCAAGTTGCCAGAAGTCCTCAAAATTCAACTCCGTGGCCTCTTCGCACCATATCCCTGTTATGCCCTCAATGGATTTGATTTTCTCGTGATCGTCCATGCCTGAGAAAATGAAGTGGTTACCCCATTTGTCGGTAATAGTCATGGGCTTCTTAGTTTTGGAGGCCAGTGGCGGTTTCAGCCCGAATTCATCACAGGTACTCCACATCAAGTCGAACGCGGACTTCTCTACCGCTGGCTGGGTTTTGCGGACAACCAGCCATTTATGCTTCCTGCCTTCACTTGCCGCCTTGACGGTGCGTACAGCCAACTTCTTAGCTGCGAACCTGGACTTACCACTATCACCCCCACCCCACAGGACAAGATACCTGTCCCTGTTCCCGTACAGCGGGTAGAATATGTCGTTGGTTACTTGTTGCAGGTTGGATAGGTCAAACTTCATCCTCAATGCGTCCTTCTTGGCAGTATCGCATTAACCTCTTGCCGCAGCATCCATTTCGGCCTATAACATGGTAATGGATGCTCCTCGCTCAATGTATATCGAATAAACCACGTATTACTACACGCTTTCAATAACCCTTGCGAAGTATGCGTACCTAACTCATCCATAATCAAAGGCTCTCGGTCTTTCAACATAATCATTGTGTTTTTACGAGACGCCCCAACATCCAAAATAGCAAACTGGTATATCCCTTCGCGGTGCATGAAGTTACGACGGTTCATGTTCATCTACGCCCACCAATCCACCATTAACCATAGGGCTAAGAACTGCGATATCAACCATTTTGGCGGGCTGTTCTATTTTCATTGTTACACCCCCAGTCATTATCATGCACTTGTTATCTGGGAAGTGCTGTCTAACCGACCACCTCATTGAATCCACTTCGGGTGCGTTTAGTTCTTCCGGGCTTTCAATCACTATCACAGCATCCGGTGACAAGTCATGCGGTACGATAAAACCTGTTAGTCTTAGTTCCATTATTTCTCCTTATCTTGCACAATCACCGTACTTAGGTACGCGCCTATGGTGTCAGTGTGGTATAGCATCAAGTCAAACACATTCTTCGTGATAGTCTCTTGCAGGCATAAAATCTTGAGCCCTTGCCTCAATGCTTTCAATCCAGCCTTCGCCTCTTTGTTGCTCGTTGTCTCATTCAATCTTATTCTCCTTAGTCAATATCTCTCCATTCTCTATCGAACGTCCTGAATCCTTCATCGGCAAGCGTTGTTATATCGATCTCTCCGGCTGGAGGCTTGACGGGTGGCATCGGAGGCACCCACTCTTTAGGGATATGAGGCAACCCCCTTCGGCATGACCCCCATGCTGTCTTGAATAGGAAGGATACAACCAGAACAACCATCAAAAGCGCCAGCCCGCCTAATACCAGCCATTGACAATTAGCTTCTATCCAATCAATCATACAGACTCCTTAATCTTATCGCAGAACAACTTCCGTCCCTGCGCTTTCGTGATTATCCCTTCAACCATCCAGATAGCAATCGTAGCTAATTCCTCGGCTGTTATTAGCTCATGGGCAGGCAGGCCGTACTTCTTTGCCAGCATCCTGCCCTCGTTATTGAGCAGCTTGGCTATTTGGTTGGCGTATCTGTTTACCAATTTTCCCCTATGCTCACAATGACTGACGCTATCACCGCCACCACCCATATAGCGACAAGGAACAAGGCCCCATACACTATCAATGCTGCTATCATATCTGTCATAATACCAACCCTTTCGGCAACTCAAGTACAATTACCACATTCGGGGCGTGATCGCCTAAGGCTTCATTCTCGATCGCTACCCCATCCTTGACCATATCTTTAGCCAGCCTGATATCTATTTCCTTCTTTGTAGCGTTGGCGATTCGCTTCTGTCCTTTTTCCCACATTTCCCTCCCGGCCTTGGCATGTTGGACCTTATGTGATATGTCAGCCTTTTCAATCTTCTTTAGCGACTGGTCCCGTACCCGCTTGATTCTTTTGATCCAGTTTCTTTCGTCCCGGTATTTCTTGACAGTTTTAGCAGAAACATTGCACTTTTTTACGACATTGTTTACCGTTGGCTTTGTTATCCATACTTGATACAGTTCTTCTATTTCATCTTCGGATAGTTTTTGTCCCATATTACTCCACAAGCCACGCTGCAATTAAGAAAAATCCCATAAGCGCCAACACTACACCTATTGCGTATAGGAGTATGGTTCGGCAAAATTTATCATACTCATCCATCGTGATTCATTCCGGTATCTGTACGTGTAGTTCGGCCAGCAATGCCTCCGCTTGGTCCAATCGTGCCTGCAACCTATCACGATCTATCATCGCTTCATTATATAACATGTCGCAATCTGAGCCATCACATGGAAGTCTATACTTCCATTCGTAACAGGGACAGGTTGACTCATGTTCGCCAAATTCATCATAACTGCAATCACAATTTTTCATTTCTTATCTCTCATCCTTCCAACGCCTTCTGTAATATCTTCCCCTCGTCAGTCCCGATTATAACAGCCAGACATAACATCATTGCCTTGCGGAGTCGCTTTATCTCCTTTACCAGTTCCGGGGTGCGGTGTATTGCTGTTAACTGGCTTGCAGGGTCACGGCTTATTAGTGTTTGCCTGTACTGTTTTAGTATTTCATCAACTTCTTCGATTTTCATTTTATGAAGCCCCCCATTGTACGATGAATATATCTTGTTTCCGTCCCTTTTATCAGCCTGTTCGCTGTCTTGTAAGGGATTCCGTCTACTATAATATCCTTGATTAGAACATGCCCCCTCTTGTCGAATATGACTGTTGCCGGCTTGTATTCGTCAGAGATTTGCAGTCTTTCGTGTTTTCTGGGCAAGATCGAGAATGTGATTTTGTCCGGTTCGTTATTCTCTCTCACAATGATGGCATTGCCTTGGGCGATTAACAGGGCTGCGTAGGTTTGATGCCTTTGTGCTGTTGCCCTCGTGCGTTGTACTACTATGGACATATTGTCTATTGTTTCCGCCCTATCCCGGAACATTTTAACGGAAGGGACTGAAATGGCTAAGAGGATGCACATGATTGCCATAACGACAATAAGCTCACATAGCGTATATGCCTTACTCATACCCATATTATAACCCACCTGAAAGAAATGTCAAATCTTTTATAAAAATAGTGCTGCCGGGTGATAAATATTAAGAAACGCATCTATAGTCTGCTCCACCGTTTTCCCTGCCCATCCTGTTTCCCAATGGTTTCGAGTCCACGTTTTGACAACCTTGGCATTGGCGGCATCTATATCACATTGAACAGGTTGATTGTGGCTTGCATGTATAAGAATAGCCGGTATAGGTATCGTCCATAGATTAGAGACAAGTCTTGTGTAAAATAAAAACTGGCCGGTATCAATTTCTTTGTCGCCGTACTTGTACTCGACAAAAATAAAACATTTATTCGCAAACTCAACCGCACAATCTACATCTGTTGGGGTAATCTTTCCCCATCGCAGGCCCCGCATATCTATTATTTGTTGTGCCCGTGGCCTATTATGTATTAAGCCCCTATCCATGATACAGGCATACCCCGAACTTTCCAAACTCAGACAGGAAATGCTGTGAGTGGACGCCATAATATAATATCATTTGCCCTTGTAATGGAGCACCTTTGGCCTCACCTTCAACATCAAGGAATTTTATACGTCCCGACGGGAAGCATACCGCAGCACACAGACCTAATAGCTTTTGCCCGAATCCTGTTTCCGTGGCGTTATTGACTAAGACGCAGGCTTCGGTGACTTCGCCGGTTGATAGCTTCTTAGCTAAAGTATTGCAGAATTGGGATATATGGGGCTGAGAGTATGGCGGGTTCATCCATACCCTGCCTTTCCATTTCTGCTCAAGCCCATCAGATTCGGTGTCATAGTAGGTTTTTGCATTGACAGTCTCATTCGCTATCTTGCTACTTGCCGGATCGACATCTACGCCACCCATCACCTCTTTTGCGGCCTCTACAAACTTCGGGGGCGTATACCATTCGTTTTCCCCTGAGTTGTGAGATACGTGGACAACTGTCTTTATCCACCCCAATGCCTTGAAATGTCGTAAAGGAGTGGGCGAAGATATGCCCTTGTTGCTTAACCAATCCAGCCATGTCGGTAATTCGACATTTGTTGATTTATCCATATCCCCTGTCTTGAAGGCGAGCTTTTGGTAAAACACCCACAACTCTGAAACAACACCAATAGATAACCGCCGCCAGTCTCGGATATACTTATCGAAGTTCTTGTCAGCTTTTGCAAAGTCCCAATCAGAGGGAATGTCCGGCTTGTCCGCCACTACGGGGATTATATCATTCATAACAACTCCAAAATAAAACCAGCCCCAGAACATAAGCTACGCTACATAGGATATGTGCCCCGGAGCCAGTTATTTTGCAAAAGTAGCATAGCATAAACCGCATTATAACGACACAAAGCAAGATTGCAAGATATTTATTGAGAAAATCAGGACAAGTCATTTGACTTATTCAAGAGGCGCGGGTATATTGTAAATATGAAATGCGAAGATACAAAACAAATCTCACCTCTCCCTGACAGATCGTATCTTCGCAGATTCCCCGTTCAGGGAGAGGTTCTTTTATTAAGAGGATAGAATTATGGAAATCTTCGGCATCCGTATAGCCAAAACAAAGACAATTCGGGCAGAGATTGAGGCTGAGAAAATGGCTATTATGCAAAGCAATCTCACAGAAATGGCTCGTATGATAGAAAGCTTCAAGGCCGCCGACAAGAGACTGGACATGATGATGTCTAATCTGCTTGAGCGCGGTGCGAAACTGACATTGATTGAAAGAGCCTTGCCTGATATGTCAAGTGGGGCACGTGAGCAGATTATGAAATTGCTCAATATTGCCAAATAGGGGAGAGGTTCTTTCTATAGGAGAAGATTATGCGTTGGATGACTAAAAGAGAAGTTGATCGGGCGGCCAAAAAGGGACCACTGGCAGCATTGGATAACGGTATTGCTAAATGGGGACAGATGCGGGATGCTCTGGTAGAAGATTTGAAGAGGAAGCTAAGGAGCAACGATCACTACGATGGCACAGATTATTGTGCATGTTGTCTGTATTCCCGGATACATGGGGCTGGCTGCTCGCAGTGCCCTATATACAGGGCCGTCGGATACTGCCACAAGAACGGGTATGATGCTTATGAAGTAGCAAGAGATATATTTCTTGCGGGGTATCCTATCACCCCTGTCCGCAAAGCAATCCGCACCCTGATCCGTAACATGAAGAAGGCCCGAAAGATAATGGTGAGTCAATGAACTGGTTATATGTGATAATATGGGAACTGTTATGTTGGGGTGGGTGGCTTTACCTGTTCGCTTCAGGGAGAGTTGATGGATGGACTATCCTTGTCGCACTAACAATCAATGTCTTGTGTTTTGATCATATAAAGAAGACAAAATGACTACCTACATCCAAGCCAAATCCGATGCCGTAGACGCCCGTGTAAGGTGGGAGCGAGCAATTGCAACCTTTGACCCCCATCAGGACACGGAAGCCTGTCAGGCGCAAGCTGAGGCCGCATGGGAGTGTCTGAGGGATTGGGACTGTTGCGCGGCGAAACTGGAAGAAATGGAAACCGCAGCTAATTTTGAGAGGTAGAATAATGGCTAAATTAAACGATTGGGTTGCCGATGGCCTCAATATCTTTTATCGCTCGGCTCTTATAGTCAGGTGCGGGGACTTATCAACTGCCGCCCAGATAGTCCGTGAGCATAACAGCCATAAGGGGTTGGTGGGGGTGTGTGGTGATTCATTATTCCTCTTTAGGCAAGTGGTTCTTTCGTGTCCACACATGAAATACAAAGACATTATCGTTGATATCAAGGCCGCTCTTGCTTTGGCGGAGGTGAAGAAATGAAAGACGAGAGGCCGTGTTGTGACAACTGTAAACACGTCAATAGAGCAAAGGGCTACGGTATGGGTAATTACGATTATTGGTGCCACAAACAAAATGGACAAAAACATACAACTCATTGTTGCCCGCTGTATGAAGCGGAGGCGGATTAAATGAAAGACACACGTAGTCCGAAACAGAAAGCCGCTGATAAGTATTGCGAAACACTCGAAGAATCTCTCAAGAAACTAACTGACTTGATTCGCAAGTTAGACATACGGGTAACAAGCTTAGAGCGTAGACCACGCACTGTACAGGGATACGGAAGGCCCCAATAATGAAATGCGACTGCGACGAACACGAAATAATTCGCTATTGCGTCTCTTGCGGCAAAGGTGCTTGTGTAGAATGTATCGATCAGGAATGGGCAAGAAATTGGAAAGATACAGGGTGGTTGGTATGTCCTGTTTGCGAAGATAAAACCATTGAGGAAATGATGGAATCTTTTAAGGCGGCGGCGAATGAAGATAATTGACTGCATCCAGGGAGAACCAGATTGGTATCTTGCCAGATTAGGAAAAGTGACCGCCTCCAAGTTTGCCGACGCAACTGCCAAGGGCACGCGAGCAAGTATGCTGGGCTATATGGACAAGTTGATTGCCGAGCGTATGCGCAATGCCCCCTATGAGTCGTATCATAACTCGGCAATGGATAGTGGCACGGACAGCGAACCCCTTGCCCGCAAACACTATGCAGATATAAACCGTGTCACTGTGGAAGAAGTGGGATTTATAGAGCGCGACGAATGGACAGGTTGCTCTCCTGATGGACTTGTTGGCGATGACGGGATGTTAGAAATAAAATGCCCCTTACCCCATACTCATGTCAGGTATCTTCGAGAAAAGAGATTCCCTACCGCCTACAAAAAGCAGGTGATGGGGCAG